TGCGCCGGATGCGCGGGCTGTACCGCGCCGACCTGTGGCGCGATGCGCTGCTGCGCTGCGAAGTGTGGGTCGAGTCGCGCTCGATCGCGTCCGTGCTGATCGACGATTGCGACGAGCTGGCCGTGTCGCTGTTCCCCTGCGGCGGGTTCAGCAGCCTGAGCTTCGTTCACTCGGCGGCCGAGGAACACAACGAGCGCGACGACGACCGGCCATTGTGCGTGCTGTACGTCGGCGACTACGATCCGGCGGGCGTGCTGATCGACCAGGCGCTTGAACGCGAGCTGCGCCGGCACCTGAAGCCGAGCATTAACCTGATCTTCAATCGGATCGGGATCAACGCGGAGCAGATCGAGTTCTACGATCTGCCGACGAAGCCACGGAAGGACTCGGACCGGCGATCACTTCACGTCGCCGAGACGGTCGAGGCCGAGGCGATGCCGGCGAAGATCCTGCGCCGAATGTTGCGCGAGCGGATCGAGAACCTGCTTCCTGAAGGCGCACTTGCGGCGGCGAAGGTCGCAGAGCAGTCCGAGCGCGAGCATATCGAGCGCATGGCTCGGATGTTGGGTGCGTGACGCACTGTTCGTCCGCGCCAGTTCGCCGACGATTTTTCGATCATCGACCCGTTCCATCGGGCGTTTCCCTGTGCTATCCGGGAATCGTTATCCCTGGGGAACGACACGATGAATCTTCAAGCTATCCGCGAGCAGCGCGCCGGCCACGTCGCCGAGATGCGCAACATCCTCGACAAAGCCGAAGGCGAGAAGCGCTCGCTGACGGCGGACGAACAGACGAAGTTCGACGCGCTCAAGGCGTCGATCGAGAAGGCCGAGGCCGACGAAGCGCGAGCCTCGTTCCTCGTGGAAGCCGAGCGGCGCATGATGGGCACGCCGGCCGGCGGCGGCGACCGCTCGCTTGCCGACCTGCAAAGCCGGGTCAGCGTCGTGGACGTGATCCGCGCGCAGATGGAAGGCCGATCGCTCGACGGCGCGGCGCGCGAGTACCACGCCGAGACGGAACGCCGCACCGGCCGCAAGGCTCAAGGCGTCTTCGTGCCGATGGCTGCGATCGAGCAGCGGGTCAGCACGACGAGCGGCGCACCGGAAGTCGTCCCGACCGATCACCGGCCGGACCAGTACATCGGGCCGCTGCGCAATGCGCTGCTCACGCGCCGGCTGGGCGTCCGGGTGCTCTCGGGCCTGAGCGGGAACCTGAGCATTCCGAAGCACCAAACGTCGCTGACGGCCGGATGGGTCGCCGAGAATGCGGCGCTGACGCCTTCGGACATGGCGTTCGATTCCGTGACGCTCGCACCGAAGCACGCGGGCGGGCTGACCGAGCTGTCGCGGCAACTGATCCAGCAATCGTCGCCGGACATCGAACAACTGGTCCGTGACGACCTGGCCGCGATTCTGGCGCAGGCGATCGACTCGGCAACGATCCTCGGCGGCGGCTCGAACGAACCCGACGGCGTGCTCAGTTCGACGCCGCAGACTTCGAGCCTCGCTACCCTGAGCTGGGCCAACGTCCTGGCGCTGCTCCAGAAGCTGGACATCGTGAACGCGCCGGCCGCGAACATCGTCGCCAGCATGAAGGTCAAGGCGAAGGTCGCCGGCACGCTCAAGGCCACCGGCATCGCCGGGTACATCTACGAGAACGGCCGCATCGGCGACCTGCCGACCTACTTCAGCAATCAGGTTCCCGAGAAGTCCGGCTCGCCGAACACCGGCCGGCTGATCGCTGGCGACTGGTCGCAAGTGCTGCTCGGCATCTGGTCGGAAATCGACATCCTCGCCAACCCTTACGAGACGACGGCCTTCAGCAAGGGCAACGTCCAGGTGCGAGCGATGAGCACGGTCGATGTCGCGGTCCGGCACGCTGACGCTTTCGTGGTCGCCGACGACATCACGATCTGATGACGATCGAGCGGCGCACCTTCGGCGAGCTGCGCGCGGCCGGCAGCAACAAGCTGGCCGGCTACGCCGCCGTCTTCGACTCGCCTTCGCACGACCTGGGCGGGTTCGTGGAGGTGATCCGGCCGGGAGCGTTTCGGCGCTCGCTGGCGGACGCCGACCAGGTGCGTGCGCTCTACGATCACGACAGCGGGCAAGTGCTCGGGCGGGTCGGCGCGGGCACGCTGCGCCTTCGGGAAGACACTCGCGGACTCGCCTTCGAGGTGGATCTTCCCGCGACCACCTACGCGCGCGACCTGGCGGCGCTTGTCGAACGCGGCGACGTGGCCGGCTGTTCGTTCGCCTTCAGCGTGACGGCCGAGGGCCAGCGCTGGGAGAAGCGCGGCGACCACCTGATCCGCGAGCTGCTCGACGTGACGCTCTCCGAAATCACGATCACGGCGAATCCGGCCTACCCGGATACGTCGGTCGCCAAGCGCTCGCTCGAACACTGGTACGCGCAGGCCGCGCCGAGCCTGATCCTCGCGCGGCTCTATCTCTCCACCGTCCTATGAGCATCGTCCAACGCGTGCTGTCCCGATTCGGCTTCGAGCGGCGCTCGCTCAAGGAAGGCGGGTTCGACCGCTACTGGAGCGACTTCCTGGCGACCCGCAGCGGCGGCGCAGTCACGCCGAAGCGCGCCGAGTCAGTGTCCGCCGTATACGCGTGCGTGGCGGCGATCAGCGAGACGATCGCATCCTTGCCGCTGGTGCTCTACCGGCGCGCACCGTATGACGACCGCGAGCGGGCCACCGACCATCCGCTGTACCGCGTCTTGCATGACGCGCCGAACGCGCAGCAATCGGCGCTGGAGTTCCGCGAGCAGATGCAGGCGGCGGTGCTGCTGCGCGGGAACGCCTTCGCCGAGATTCGCTTCGGATGGGATGGCCAAGTCCGCGAGCTGGTCCCGCTCCACAACGACCGCGTGACCGTGCTCGAACACGACACTGGTCGGCTCGGCTATGACGTGATCGACGGCAAGGGCCGCGTGCGCCGACTCGTGCAAGAAGAAGTCTTTCACCTCCGGCACCGATCGGAAGACGGCAAGGTCGGTATCTCGCCGATTCAGGCCGCGCGCGAAGTGCTGGAGCTGGCGCTGTCCGAGCGCGACCACGGCGTCAGCACGTTCCGCAACGGGACGAAGCTAACCGGGGTATTGCAGACGGCCGGCAACCTGAGCGACGAGCAGCTACAGCGACTGCGGGAAACATGGGCGCAGCGCTACGCCGACCCGTCGAACGCCGGGAAGACGGCCGTGCTCGGCGCAGGCGTCGAGTTCAAGCCGGTGAGCATGACGCTCGAAGACGCCGAATGGATCGCAGCGCGACAATTCTCAGTCGAGGAAGTCGCGCGGCTGTTCCGGGTTCCGCCGACCGTGATCGGCGACCTGCGCCACGGCAACTACTCGAACAGCGTCGAGATGGCGCGCCAGTTCGTGACGCTGACCCTGCGCCGGCACCTGGCCATGTGGGAACAGGCGATCAGCCGTCAACTGCTGACCGACGCCGGCCGGCGCACCTACTACGCGGAGCACTCGGTAGAAGGACTGCTGCGCGGCGACAGTCTGAACCGCGCGCAGTTCTACGAGCGAGGCATTGCAGATGGGTGGCTCGGGGTCGATGAAGTGCGCAGGCTCGAAAACCTTCCTGCTCGGCAGGCCGCCTGATGCCGAACGCGATCAAGACCCACAGGCCGACGCTTCACTTGCCGAAGCGTCACGCCACACTCAAGGAGCGGCAGGGAGCGCGCACGCTCAGTCTGAACGGCGCGAAGTGGAGGAAGCTGCGCGCGATGGTGCTCGCCGAACGACCGCTGTGTGCGCACTGCTTCGAGCATGGCCGGGTGACGATGGCCACCGAGGTTGACCACGCCGACGAAGACCCGAGTAACAACGAGCGCAGCAATCTGGTCAGCCTGTGCCATTCCTGCCATTCGACGAAGACCATGCGAGTGCGCAACGGCAGCGCGCCTGTGTACGGCTGCGACGTGAACGGGACGCCGCTCGATCCGGCGCACTCGTGGAACGAAAATCGCCAGCAACCGAGCGGCGCGAACCGGGCGCGCAGCCTCGCGGACGCGACCGCGAAACTTACCGGCGGGTCAGTAACATGATGACCGGCCGTCCGAGCAAGCCGACCGCGCTCAAGCTGCTGGCCGGGAACCCTGGCAAGCGGCGATTGAACGACCGGGAGCCGGACCCTGGCGCACTCGATCTGACGCCGCCGGCCGAGCTGTCGGCCGAAGCGGTTCCGCAGTGGAACAGGATCGCGCCGATGCTGGCGAAGTGCGGCGTGCTGAAACAGTCGGACCGCGACATCCTCGCGCACTACTGCGAAGCGTATGTCGTCCACTACGCGAACATCCGCGCCGGCAAGATCAACGTCGGGCTGCTCGGCCAGATGCGGCAGATGTTGGGTGAGCTTGGTATGACGCCTTCCGCGCGATCGAGGATCGTCGTAGACAAGCCGTCAGGCGATGCGAAAGAAGACCGCTACTTCGGCGTCGCCTAAGCCGAAGAAACGCCGTAGCGGCGATCCTGGCGCGCCTGAGGGCTACTGGTATGACGAGGCCGCAGCGGAGCGCGCTGTCGGTTTCTTCGCCGACTGCCTGACGCATACCAAAGGCGAGTGGGCGGGTCAGCCGCTGGCGCTGTCCGACTGGCAGGCCGACCAGATCATCCGACCGCTGTTCGGGTGGAAGCGGCCGGACGGGACCAGGCGCTACAGGACCGCGTTCATCATGATCCCGAGGAAGGCGGGCAAGAGCACGCTTGCGGCCGGGATCGGGTTGTACCTGCTCTTTGCCGATGGGGAGCCGGGAGCGGAAATCTACTCGGCGGCTGCGGACCGCGAGCAGGCCGGCATCGTCTTCGAGATGGCCAAGCAGATGGTCGCGGCGTCGCCGATGCTGGCCAAGCGCGCCGAGGCGTTCAAGCGGGCGATCGTCGTCAACCAGACGGCGAGCAGCTACAAGGTGCTGTCGTCGGACGCGTACACGAAGCACGGACTGTCGGCGCACGGCATCATCTTCGATGAAGTCCACGCGCAGCCGAACCGCGAGCTGTGGGACGTGCTGACGACCAGTGTCGGCGCTCGCCGGCAACCGCTCACGGTGGCGATCACGACGGCCGGATACGACCGGCATTCGCTGTGCTTCGAGCTGTACGACCACGCTTGCAAGGTGCGTGACGGCGTGATCGACGACCCGCACTTCCTGCCGGTGATCTTCGAGGCGGACGCGGACGACGACTGGAAAGAGCCGGCCACCTGGCGCAAGGCGCATCCGGGACTCGGCGTGAGCGTGAAGGAAGAATTCCTCGCTGACGAGTGCGTGAAGGCGCAGCACCTGCCGAGCTTCGAGAACACCTTCCGGCGGCTGTATCTCAACCAGTGGACCGAGCAGGAATCGCGCTGGATCAGCCTGGACACCTGGGACGCGTGCGCGGGCGAGCTGCCGGACCTTGACGGCCGCGAGTGCTTCGCCGGATTGGACCTGGCGAGCACGACCGACATC